TCAAAGAATATCCAGGGATTATCAAAGAGTATGTGTATTAAGAAGTGATAAAGAAGATTGTACACCTAATAGCGAAGAAGTACAAGACAATATGGGAATAGGTCAAGTTCTTGCTAAACTAGAACAAGGATTTATAAAACATATTAAATATGTAATAGCAAAATGGGGAATGATAAGTTATATATTTTGTGATAGTGCAGAGCCTGAATTAATAGAGTTTTTAAGAAAAGCATTATATAAAAATAAATTAAATATATCGATTGTTAATAGTACAAAAATAGCAATACCTATTAGAGTGCATTTATGGGGAATATTATTTATGCAAGATAGAATTTCATTTGTTAAAGGAGAAACCGAAGATATAATAAAAGGTTTTCAAGATGTTGTAAAAGATGAAACACAGGAAGATGATGTATATCTTGATGATGGAACAAGTGATATAGATATTCTTGATGCAAATGATTATGGCATAGAAAAATGGTATGCTCAATTATTAAGAATTGGTGGTAATTAAGGAGAGTAAAATATGAATAAAAAAATTGTTGAATATTTACATAAAGAAGGGTACAATCCTTATATCGGATTTTATCCAATTGTAAACACGTGGACAAGTTGGTGGAAAAATGAAGTTGAAGATTTTCATAGATATCAAGTTACTTATGATAAAAGAAAATACAATATGAGAATGTATACGTTAGGAATGGCAAAAAGAATAAGTGAAGACTGGGCAAGCATCTGCTGGACTGAAAAAGACCAAATAACTAGCACAGAACAAAACAAAAAATATTTAGAAAATAAATTAGCAGAAATAAAATTGAATAGATATTTAACTTGTGCAATAGAAAAATCATCTTATAGCGGAACCTGTGGAGCTATATTAAGAATAAAAGGTGCAAAACTTATAGATGGTCAAATAGTTGCAAATAAATTTACAAGATATGATTTAATATTGATGGATGCAAATCAAATTGTACCGCTACGAGTTGAAAATGGAAAAATAATAGATTGTGCTTTTGTAAGCGAAACAAGGATACAAAACAAAAAAGCATTTTATATAGAAATACACGAACTTGTAAAAAGAAAAGCAGAAGACGGGGAAATATATCAAACATACAGAATAAGAAATATATTCATTGATGAAGATGGAAAAGAAGTAGAAAAAGAAAATGTAATAAAAGAATATTATACAAAATCTGATATAGCATTATTTAGTATATTAGAGCCACCAACAGAAAATCCTTTTGAAGAAGCAAATGGTTTAGGATTTAGTGTTTTTGGAAATGCAATTGACCAATTGAAAGCCGTTGACATAGCTTACAATAATTTTGTAATGGATTACTATTTAGGTGGTAAAAAGATATTCTATAATAAAAAGTTATGCCAAATGGACGATAAAGGAAATGTAATTTATCCAACAGATTTACAAAAACAACAATTCCAAATAGTTGGAGATGAAATGGAAAATGCAAACGAGGATAGTTTAATACACGAATATAATCCTGATTTAAGAATATCAGAAAATAAAGAGGGATTACAATTTTTCTTAGATTTATTGAGCTTTAAATGTGGTTTAGGTAGCAAATATTATGAATTTAACACAAGCGGTGCAATAACAGCAACACAATACGTAGGAGATAGACAAGATTTATTAGATAATGCAAGAGCATACAGAACAAATGTAGATGAATTTATAAAAAATATCTGCAAAGGTATATTGCTATAAAGAAAATGTAAATGAAAATGCAGAAATAAAAATAGTAAATACGGATGGATTACTTGTAACAGATGAAGAATTAAAACAACAATACATAAATGAAATAAGTGCAGGATTAAGACAACCTTGGGAATATCGTGTAAAATTTTTAGGAGAGGACGAAGAAACTGCAAAAAGAATGTTACAAGATAATAATTTGAATATCGAGATAGAAGATGAAGGCGAGTAATTTGCCTTTTTTCTATATAGGAGGTCTATATGATAGAGCCAGAATATTTTGAAAAAATACAAAACAATGAAGTAATAGCAATGTATAGTAAATTATCACAACAACTCACACAATCGATTATAAAACAATTACAAGAGCAAGGAGATATAAGTTCTTATACAAAATCGCAAATAAGGACATTGCAAAAAATAGGTGGCAATAAGATATTACTAGAAACATTAAATAAAACAAACAAATTAAGCAATAAAAGAAAAGCAGAATTAAAAAAACTATTTGAAAATATAGGAAGTGAAAGCCTAAAAGGTTATAAAACACAATATGAAAGAGTAGGCGAAGAATACAAAATAACTGCTGAACAATATACATTAATTTCAAGTGCATTAAGAAGAACAAATAATGAATTTAAGAATTTAACAAAAACAATAGCATATTCAAGTAGCAAAACCTATGTGAAAGCATTAGATGAATTATACACGAAGGTTGCAAGTCGGAGCATACAGCTATGATGGAGCAATAAAATCCATTGTAAATGGATTATCAGAGCAAGGAATAACATTGCAAGATAAACTAGGAAGAAATATAAGACTAGAAAGTCAAGTAAAAAGTAATTTGTTTACTTCATTAACACAAACTGCAAATGATATTAGTAAAAGTATTGGGGATACAATAGGAGCTAATTGTGTATACATTGGGCACACGCCACATTGCCGTGAAACACATCAAGTAATAGATGGTGTAACAATGAGCATAGACAAATTTAAAGAATATGAATATTTAACAGAGGAGCCAAATTGTTATCATATTTGTAATTATGATTGGCAAGAACAATTTGAAAATAAAAAAGATAAAACAGAATATACAGAGGAACATTTAACGAAAGCAGAATATCAAAAAAATTATAATACAAGACAAACACAAAATTATTATGCAAGACAAGTAAGATATAAAAAAGAAGAAATACAAAATGTTAAAAGAACAGGAAATACTAATATATTAGACACAAAAAAACAACAATTAAAATTAGCACAAAGCAAATATAGAAGTTATTGTTTAGCAAACGGACTAGAAATTGATTATAGTCAATGCTGGAAAGCAGGATATAACAAATAAAAAAAGTATTGCAAATATTAACTAATTATGTTAAAATAAAGTTATAGGAGCATAAGATGAATGAAGTTAGATGTCCATATTGTAACAAACTTTTACTAAAAATAGAGGGAATTTACAAATTAGAAATAAAATGCAATAAATGTAAAAATATAATAGAAATAGAACGTCAAGAACGTCAATCCAAATAAGGATTGGCGTATTTTATTTTGTTATATACTCGAAAGAGTTTATATATATATGCAAGTTACAGCAATAAAGTAACAAAAACTTTCCGTGCGTGGTGCCAAGACACGTTAAAAAAGGTATGAGAGGAGATTTTAAATATGAACTTAGAAGAATTATTAGGAGAAGATTTAGCAAAACAAGTCAAAGAAAAATTAGGAGACAAGCAGTTGATTTTAAATGACGGTACCTACATTCCAAAATCAAAGTTTGACGATCTAAACAATGATAAAAAAGACTTGAAAAAACAATTAGAAGAAGCAAATACAAAAATTGGAGAATTATCAAAATTAAATTCAGAAGATTTACAAAAAGAAATTGATAATTGGAAAACAAAGTATGAAGCTGATACAAATGCTCTTAATGATAAAATTACAAAAAGAGAAAGAGAATACATTATCAATGATTTAACAAGAGACATTAAGTTTTCAAGCAATAGTGCTAAAAAATCATTTATGGAGGATTTAGCAAGTAAAGATTTGAAAATTGAAAATGGAAAAATGTTAGGATTTGATGATTATTTGACTTCTTACAAAGAAAACGACGCTGGAGCTTTCATTGAAGAAAAGAAAGATGAGGGCAAAGACATTGAATTAGGCGATAATCATAAAAAAGAAATTGAAGATGATTTATCGCACGAACGTAAAATATTGGGAATTTAAAAAAAGGAGAGATAAAAAATGGCAAATAACATAGCATTAGCAAAAAAATATACACCTTTAATTGATGAAAAATATAAAAAAGGTGATTTATTCGCAGATTTAACATCTGATATGAGTTTAACAAGACAAGGTGCAAACGCAAAAGAAATTCTATATAGACAAGTTTCAATTGAGGGTGGACTTGGAAATTATTCAAGAAATAGTGGTTACACTTCTAGTAACGTAAAAGTTGAATGGAAAACAGCTACATTTGAATATGATAGAGGAACAAAGTTTGAATTAGACGTAATGGATAATGAAGAAACAATGGGAGATACTTATTTAGTAGCTCAAAGAGAATTACAAGACCAAAAGGTAATACCCGAAGGAAATGCTTATGTTGCTTCTAAACTTGCAGGAACAGACGGGATAACAATATCAGTAGAAGCAGGAGAAAGTTTTGCAGATGGTGAAGAGTTCTTAAAAGCATTATTAAGAGATACATCAAAAATGGACGAAGATAGTGTTCCAGAAGAGGGAAGAATATTATATGCTACTCCAACTCTAGTAAACAGCATTATGGCATTAGATACAACAAAATCAAGAGAAGTAATAGGAAGATTTAGCAAAATAGTAAAAGTACCTCAATCAAGATTTTATACAAAAATAAAATTAAAAGATGGAACAACATCAGGAGAAGAATTAGGACATTTTGAAAAAGCAGAAGATGGAAAAGACATTAACTATATGATAATTGACAAAAATGCTGTTATGAAATTTGACAAACATATTGTAAATGATGCAATAGCACCAGAAAACAATCCAAACGCAGATGCTTATATAGCAAAATACAGAAAATATGGATTAGTAGATGTATGGGCAAATAAAACAGCAGGAATTGTATTATCACATAAAGCTGAATAGGAGGGACTGAAATATGGCAACATATGTAGGATTAACACCTAAAAAGATAGAAACGAAAAAAACTGAAATAAAAATTGAAAAAGCTGAAAAGACTGAAAAAGAAAAAAAGGTTGAAAAAAAATAATTGAAAGGAGAGGTTAAACTGATGAATTATGCTGATTATGAGTTCTATAAAGAAGAATATAAAGGTAGTTTATCTGATGACCTCTTTTCTTCTTTAATAATAAAAGCAAGTAGAGAAATTGATAGAAATGTAAATAGAGAATTAACAGAAGAAGTAATAAATTCATTAAGCGATAGAGATAAATACAGATTAAAATTTACCGCTTCTGAGTTAGTTGATTATTTTAACGTAAATGGTTCAAATTCAAGTAATGCAAAAGCAAATTCTGTATCAATAGATGGTGTAAGTATAAATAGAGGTTCAAAAAGTGAAAGTCAAGCAATAACTAGCAAAAGAAATATAATAAATAATTTACCCTTAGAATTAACGAGGTACATATAATGAAAGATTTGTTACAAGATATAACAATTTATCATAAAGTAGATAATAACTGGATAAGATATAATATAAAAGCTAGTGTAAGAAACACATCATATTTAAACAGAAATAGAACAGGTACTAATACAAGCGACAATGCTCTTATACGCATTTTTAACATTGAAGGGTATAAGAATACTTGGAATTGTGAAAAAGGCGATATAATTTATTCTGATAAGACTGAGTATGATATAGTAAAAGCACCATTAACAGAATTAAGAGAAAAATATGGTAAATCTGATGTATATGAAGTATCAAGTGTAGAAAAATCTATATTTGATGATGAAGATATAAAAGAATTAAATCATATTAAAATTGGTGGTAGATAATGGCGAGAGATTTTAATATTACATTTCCAAAAGGAACAATAACTACTAAAAATGGAAC